GGACACTTCATACTCACGAGCAATAATACCCAAGGAGCTAGAAGGAATAAACTTATAATCACCTACTGGATACTGATCAGGGTTATACTGCATGTACCGCCACGCAGCTTTCTGAATAAATGGAATCAAGAAGCACTCTTGGAAGTTAATCAAGGTACGCTTCTGTCGTTTAATAATAGCACCTAGTCCCATTGACACAGCGGTAGGGCTAGTCTCACCATTAATAGAACCTGCAAAGCCAGCACTATCAATAGCACCTGTAGCTTGTTGTACCATCTGCTGTAGCTGTGTAGCTTGAGAGAAAGTAATCTGATCAACGCTACCAAAGTTCATAGGCTTCAGAATATCGTTAGGATTACCATTAACAAGAATAGATTTTCCTGGCCTCACTTCTAATTTAGCCCCACGAGGCAGCCTAGAAGCGTCTATAGCCATCATTGGGTGGACAGTTAAGGCTAGAGCATCAATACGTGCGCGAAGCTCTGTGTCTAAGGCTTTCTGGCTGTTGTAACCCTTCTCGCAAACACCTCGTCCCCAGAAACGACTAGGTACAACGTCCCAAGGGAAAGCAACAACAGGACGATCCTGCATCATGTAAGGATTTTCTTCTAGTTTTAGTATGTGTTCGCCATTAGCTATAACAGCAACTACCTCAACGTAGTGCTCTTCCTCTGGCGTTTCTCCAGATAGAGAAATAATCTCTTCATCTTCGTCTTCAAGATAATCCTCCAACAAATTACGTGGTAACAAACCATAATATTTAGTAAGGCGTACTTTATCTTCATCATATGCGTTAATTTCTTGATCTGCTTCAAGATATGAAAGAGTACTCGCTCCTGTAATGTCAACATCTTTGTAAATTCCCTGTTCAATTAGTGCCTCTACTTGGTGCATAGGGACAAATTCATCTATAGCTACACCTAATGCCTCTTCAATAGAGGTTGCAGTAGGATCAATGAGGAAGTTCTGTGGCATAATAGGACGTAGAGAACAAGTTACTTCTGAGTTCTCCTGTACGCCTACAGTCATAGTGCTTCCATCCAGTGCTGATTGGATACTAGGCTTACGCCTCTTAGACTCATGGAGTACAATCTCTCCAATGCCTGTACCAAAGATAGCACTGTTAATAATACATTCAGAAATATGTTGACGAGTCCTGTTTAACGCAAACTCTTCAGTTAATTTCTTCTTTAGATAATCAATGTCTACTCGCTCTGGATCATTCATGTCATCATGTATGTCAAAGAACTGACCACGCCCAAACGTAGCTTCCTCAACCTCAGAAACAGAACTCTCAACAGCCTGTTGTAATGCAGGATTGATTAGGCGTGAGCGTTCACTCTGCCGCAAGGAGTCTTCACCTGACCAGACACCACGCCATAGACGATAGTACTCGTCAAACTTATCCTGATAGTTGGATTCAAAGTGATCACGCCAGCTTTCACACTTCTCCATGATCCAACCTTCAGCCGATTCCTGCATCAATAAATTATTTTCTTCTATCATAGTTTAATATCCTGCTATAGCATCCATATATTCGTAATCATCTTCTTCATATTCATAGACATAACTTACCTGAGCAAGCTGATCTATGTACGCTAAAGAATCTATTAAATCATCATGCACCAAATGATTAGGGAACTGAAATAATTGGTCAAGGAACTCTGTGTTCCAATCTCCCTCATTGAGTGTAATGTTTCCATGTTCAAATCTACCTTGTAAGGCCCAGACAATTCGATCAGTCTTCTTCTTGTTTCCGTGAGTTAACTCTTCAACACGAAAGAAGGTCTGCTCTTGTTTCATCAGGTCGGTTAAATAAGGGTACACTGCATTCTTTAGTGCGCCTTTCTCAATACCTACAGAGATTGGCTCGTAGTATGCAACAGCTTGAAAGATCTTCTCTGCTGTCTTCTTAACGTCCCATCGTCCATAAATAATTTCATCAACCCACCAACCATCGGGGCCACACTTAACAACAGAAATAGAAGTTGTGTCTAGTTTCTTTTGCTTAGAGTTCGTTGCATGTGCTATGTCAGCAAAACCAGCGAGGTCAACAGATATATAATACTCACCATCCACTGGCTCATCAGTATCAAACTGTATCCATTCCTCTTTAAATATTGCACCACCACCAGCCTCGAAAGAAGCCATAAACTCTTGACGGAATGCAAAGGATGACATACTTAACTTAGCAGACTCAATCTCTTCTGGATCTAGTTTAGGATTATCATAACTTGTAAAGTGCCAACTCTGGAATGATGGATCATCACTCTCACCATGACGGAACAAATCATAGAAGTGGTTACGTCCCATAGGAGTCCCTATGAATAACGCATGTCCCTTCTGGTCAGCTAGTGCTGGTCGTAGTATCTGTTCCCATACTTCGGGCTTCATGTCAGCATACTCATCCATTACCAGAAACTTCAAACTAATGCCACGCATAGTCTCTGGTCTGTCAGCACCTTTGAGGTTTATCGTTGCCCCATTGATTAGCTTGATGGCTAGGTTGTTTATGTGACTACTCTGTACAACAGGATGGGCCAACTCCATTAGAGTATCCCACATGATGTCACGAGCCTGACCCTGAGTAGGGGCAACATAAAACACATTGCCTTTACCAGCAGACAGTGCGTTAATGATCAATAGCCATGCTGCCAGCCTACTCTTACCACAACGTCTACCAGCAGCTACTACTTTAAATCGAGTAGGATCTTCGTATACATCCTGCTGCCAAGGTAGTAGTTCTACATTTAAAGAGGTCACTCACTACTCTCGCTATACTCTTCATACTCTCCTTCAACAACGTCACTCGTAGTCACATTGCCTCCAACACCTGTGATGGTAATGCTCACTGCATTGCGTCCACCAGCATCATTCTTTTTATCAAAATAAGAAATAGGCAGAACCCTATCCATGCACATCTTTAACGCTGCTGATTGAACTGGGTGGCCATCTTCTAAAGCAATTTCAATAACCTTATTGATAACCTTATCACCGCTTGTAGCCAACAATCTTGCTTTAAGTTCATTGATCCTTGCTGCATCCCCTTTAGGTCTTCCAACAGCATTTCGATTACCTTTCTTTTTAGCAGCAATGGACGCTTTTGTAGGACGACCTTTTTTAACAACCTTCGTACTATCAACATTCATATAATTAACACTCTTTGTATTCTCTGTCTCTATATAGACTCTGAACTGTTGCAGAGAGGAGTGTTGAATATAAGGATAATGGTTATCAGTACACAGTTTCTCTGTAGTTCTGTTCAGTCCTATATAGTAGGAATAGAGGGTAGCATACTTTCTATTAAAAGTCAAGAGATATTTAAGTTATCTTCTACATGACGGTTCATATTCGTTACATTAAGTATACATTGGAGTATACATTATAGTAGATCTCTGGCGGGACTCACTACCACTACACAACCCTCCGCAGCAGCCTCCATTATCTAGATCATATAGTTATATTAACATTGTTCTTATTACCTTTAGTTACATAGACTTACATAGTAATTACATTTCTCTAATTTGACTCTTTTTTGTATCTAAGCAGATACCCCCTCCCCTATATAGAGCTTCCCCCTCCCCCGCCCCTTCATTAGACTATGCTAATATCTATAGAGCTACATTAGACAAAGCTTATAAGATCAATAAAGTTATATCATGACAGTTTAAATTGACACAAGTGAGGATGCAGATAGGTACCCATAGGCATAAATTAAACAAGGCACTACCCCATATAGTTTCCAGTAGAAACAATTATAATATATGTAAATGATTCTCATTCGTAAATGATAATGAGTCTCATTCGCCCTGGATTATAGGCACATTAGATAAAGCTAATATAAATTGTAAGCTACCTATAAAGCCATCTAAGCTATTTTAAGGTAGGTCTATAGCTAGGCCTTGATAATATTAAAACCTTGCCAGATCCATACTATGGCCTTACAGGATATAATTAGTATTATCTAATATGCTCAAATATGGGCTAATATTGACCACTATTCACCAAACTAATAAGCACTATATAAAACTATTATGATAAATAACCACTAATAAATTGACATTATCTATTGACTCGATATAATCAGGGGGCAGGAGCAGCAGAGAGATGATGCTAATGCAAATGAGAATCATTCTCAACTAGGGCATAAGGCCCGACTTAATCAATACCTATATAAAGGAAATTATTATGTTAGTTAAAAT